GGATGATGGTTCTACAGCTACTTATACTGAAAAGCAAATAGCTGAAGGAGATGTAGAGCGTGATAATGAGCGTAAAGCTAATGAAGAGAAGTGGGGTTGCTATGTTACTAATATTGCTTTAGAGCGTGGCGATTGTGAAGCGTATAATAAATCTATAGAAGAACCTGTTGAAGAAGAAATTATTGTCGAGGAAGAAATTGTTGAAGATGTTATAGTAGAAGAAGAGGTTATAGTTGAAGAAAAAGTTGAAGTTGATACTAAAGATACTGTTGATACTGAGCCTATTGTTGAAGATACTAAAACCGAAGAGATAGTTGAAGAACCTATCAAGGAAGAAATTGTAGATGAAGAAATTATTGATGAAGAGCCTATTGATGATAAGCCTATTGAAATTATTGAAGAAGTTGAACCTATCAAAGAAGATTTCCAAGACGAAGAAGAATTTGAGATTATTGAGACCGACCCACTTCCTAGTGATGAGAGAGACGAAGAGGTACAACTCACAGACGAAGAAATAGAAGAACTTGTTGCTGAGACTGAAGAAGCTGTTAAAGAGATTGTTGTCATTGAAGTTGTCGAAGATGAACCTGTTGAGGAATTTGAAGCTAAAGTAGAACAAGCTGTTAAGGAACTTCCTAAAGAGAAGAAAGTCGAAGTTGTCAAAGAGGTAGCTAAAGTATCTGTACAAAACCTAGCTACTGCTGATAATACTACTAAAGCAGTTGTTAAAGCTGTTGTTAAAGAAGTTACTAAAACTGAAACTGTAGCTCAACTATCTGAAGAAGAAAAGAAAGATGTTGGTAAAGTATTAGGTTTCCAAGATGAAACTGCTGCTGATGATGTTGAGATAATTGCAGTACAAGCCGAGAAAGAACCTGCTATAGCTGAAGCTGTTGCTGAATATGTAGATAGAGCTATAGAAAACAAAGATGTTGAGAACTATACACTTGCAGATGTTGTTACAGAGGTGCAAGTAGAGGCGTTTATAGCCAATCCTATAGGTGCTATAATAGATGTAGATTTAAGTAATATAGATTTATCGACTTTGGGCCAAGATATGACATCTGACCAGCGTCAAAAATCTAAAGAAGTAGTAGTACCAGTGATTATTGCTTCACAAATTATAGCTAACGCTGGAGCGTTAATTAGGAGACCATTTTGAATAAATTAAAAGAAATGGTGAGGGGAAAAGCACTTAAATGGCTATGGGATGTTATTAAAGAATCTATAGCTCAAATATTTACATTACTAGGCTTTTTTATTGCTTGGTTTACATTAACCGGCACAGCACAAGATATAGTCGGAATTGCAATAGTTATATCAACTATTGTTTGGCTAGTAACAATAAGATTGCGAGATTAAATGAAAAGTTTATTAAAAGATAGAACTGTAATGGTTATGACAAGTGGATTATTAATGTTACTTGGAATAATTGTTATCGGAGATTTCTATGTATCGCTAAAAGAAGGTAAAGGACCCGATGATAGCGTAATAGAATTATTACAAATGTCTATAACAGGTATGGTGGGAATTATCGCAGGGTATATTTCGGGAGAAAAGAAAAAAGACTGCGACAAGGATTGTTGTAAGCTATAATAAGATTATGTGTTACAAATCAATAAATGAAAAAGGAACTCATATACAAATATGCGACCATAAGTATGGTTCTGATTTTTGTACAGAGTGGAAAGAATTCTAATGCCGGATACAAGTAATAACGGTAACGGTTTTACCACTAAACAATATTTAGAACTCATAAAAGATGGACAGCAAGATATGAAACAAAATTTACAAAATATTAACAAACGTATAGACGATTTACACGAGAAAGTTAACTCAAAAATATCAAGAGCAGAGCTAAGTGGCTGGTTAGTTGCAGTATCTGCTTTAGTAGTGCTTATTCAAGCAGTAATGTAATTTATCCCTCTAAAGGAGGTTCAATGATGACAGAAATTATACTTGCAGTAACTGTATCTATTATATCCCTTGGTGTAATGATATGGGCTGCAATAGTCAGTAACAAGTTTTTAAAGTATTTTATACCTATAGTAAAGGAGGTTTTAGATGAGCGAAAAGAATCCTAAGAAACACAGAAGGCGTATCAATCGTTGTGTAGAGTGCAAAAACCCTTTAAGACATATACATAATAATCAATGGATGTGTGACCAAGCTCCAAGTAAATGTAATTTTTCTGCAAAAGTTGTGTGGTTAAGTAATGTAATCGAGGAAGAAGAATGAAAAACTTAACAAAAGCAACAATAGTATTTTTTACTATAAAAGGAATACTTAGCCTTTATTTAATTTATATCGTAGCAAAAGGTTTATAAGTAAATGTGGTTAGCTTATATATTTCTAGCCTTTTTACTGTATCAAATGTACAAGATGTTATGTGAATGAATCCAAATTGTCCCGTTTGCCAAAGTGTATTATTAGAAATAAAAGCAGGTCTATACTGCTATAATGAAAAGTGTCCACAATATAAGCAAAAAGTAGTTGCTTGTTGTGAAGGAGGGTTTTGTTAGAAACAATATTTATAAAGATACCATCACTAGATGATGAAGAATTAGTTCCTACTCTTTTTAATGCAATAAATTCTGCTAAGTATCCGGAAAGAATACATATAGGGGTATCTCTTATGTATGCAGAAGAGAAAACAAAAAATGATTTTATAAAAGCAATCACATTACTAGAGCAGAGTGGTGCAAAAATAAAATACAACGTCAAAAAGTTTAAAGAAGGATTACTAGGTGTTGGTAGACAAAGACACATAGTAAACAATATGTATGACGGTCAAGATTACGTTTTGCAAATAGATGCTCATACTTGGTTTTGTGATGATTGGGATGAAATATTAATTGCATTACATAGTGGAGAAAAGAAACATATATTAACTGCTTATGCCGGTTGGTATGGCTATAGAAAAAATGGTTCAAGAGGTCCTATAGGAAGTGGAAGATTTAGATACCCACAAATAATTGAAGGTTTTAGAGATTACATAAAATGGACAGATAACTGGGCTGATTATCCTTTATATAATTACGAACAAAAAATGATTGAGATACCTAAATTTTGTGCTGGATTTGCATTTGGAACTAAAGAGTGGGGAGAGTACCCGGGACTAGTTAGAGAATCTATTTTTTGGAGTGAAGAACCATTACAAACTGCATATTTAAAGTTAAATGGATTTGAACTTTATTTTCCGAATATAGACAAAGCAGTAATATGTCATTTGTATGGTCAGTTTATTAGAAAGTCCGGTAAGAGAAAAGCTTTCACTGATTATATTTCTGAGGAAAAAGCAGATTATTTAATGAATCAGAAAGATAAGACTATATACGAATCACATATGTTAAAAATAGAAAAGCTTAAACCATTTTATGATTATAAAAAAGAAAGGTCCTCCTTTTGAGGACCCTTCTGTAAGTATATACTTTAGTAAAGGCTCCTAATTATAAATCAGAATCTTACTATGGCACATACCGTAGTTGATTACTCAGTCAGTATATCACTTAATAATTTCTAGTATGTGATTTATCCTATCAATCGTGTATTCAAGCTCACTAACAAAATGATTAAGTTGTGCTCTACTATTATCTAAAGCGTCAAACTCGTAGTCTATATTGGTATATTCCGGTGTTGGACCACCTTCGTAATAGTACCCGTAGTTATCAGCTACATCGTCTATTCTCGCTTTGTTTGCCTTAGCCCACTGCTTTATTGTTTCGTTGATATGATTGTCAACTGTTTTTGTATCAACTGCATTTTTCATTGTCATTCTTTCTCCTAGGTTTTACTTGTAGTTTAACAACCGGGTATGACAGAAACTATAATTAAAGTATGTTTTATTACAAAGTAGAAGTATTAAGAGTAGTTGATGGGGATACAGTAGATGTTAGAATTGATTTGGGTTTTAATGTGTGGCATAAATGCCGTGTTCGACTTATGGGCATTAATGCTCCGGAATCACGAACAACAAATCTCGAAGAAAAAAAACGAGGGCTTGCTGCGAAACAGTGGCTTATTGATAGATTAGAGTATAAAGAAGTTGAGATGCAATCTCACGGCACAGGCAAGTATGGTCGTGTATTAGGTGAGTTATTTGTCGAAGGTGTAAATATAAATAAACTTATGGTTGAAAAAGGCCACGCTGTAGAATACGACGGAGGTGCGAGGTAGCGAGGTGTCTAATTAAAGACATCTGCCTCAGTCTCTCGACACTCTAGCTTTTTCAGCTAGAAGGCTCATCTTCTTGCCCACTACGTCCGGCTATTTAGGGAACTTACCAGTCAGAAGACTATAGTAAGCAAACACTCCCTTGCAGTAAGTTTTATCTTACCACTTGCAGTTTTACTGCCCAGTATAGCTACCGAGAAGAATCTCAAATGTCCCGAAAGGAGGACACCTCGCTTAGACTTAAAGTTGGTCTCTTAAATCTTCGTTTAGCATCATCTGTGCTACAGTTATTCTTCTACTACCTAGTCTAGTAAGTTCTTTTACCATCTCTATAAAAACATTTAGTTGGCCTGTTCTGAACTTATAAAGTGGATGTTTAGTTTTACCTATCTCAATACCACTTTCCATTTTTTTAATGTACATTTCTATTTCTTTAGCTCGTGCATAATAAGCAACAGATATTTCGTACATTGTAGCTATACCAGCTTCTACAGGTGCTTGTTGTCTACCAAATATAACATCGGTATACATTTCTATTTCTTGTTCGAATCTTCTAACCATTTCCATTGAGTTACCGTGATGTTGTATCTCATTAAATGGCACTTCTAACATTTTGTGATTGTCTTTAGCTAACATTGTCTTCCTTTTCTATGTCGATTATATATGAATAAAATAAATTTATATACTGGTTTCTTTTTTCTACTGGTATCCAACTGTTTATAATTACAGCAACATACATCAGTAGATTATTAATTTTATTATGTGCAGCTTTTTCCGGCATTATTCTTCCTCTTCTGTAGGTAGATAAGACCTCATTGCTGCAAAAGTTTTATACATAGATTCAAAAGATGCTAACTTTACAGTTACACTCATAAGATAATCTAACTTCATAGATTTAGTCATTTCAGAACTAGGATTGGATTTTACAATACTAGCTTTAAGTTTTTTTAAATCGTTTATGATGTCTTCCATTTCTTCAAGAGCATCTAAAAATTCAAAAGCACTTTCAAATTCATTATTATAGTTTTTCATTTACACTCCTTACAGCTTTACATAAGAATGGTGTTCAATGATGGTAGAAACATCATCTTGACTAAGAAAGTCAGAATGATGACAAAAACTCCACGTCTAAGGCTCTCCCTTAGCTCTATTCCAAACTTATGTATCTTCTATTATATCACCAAATTAGAACGGTGCACCATCAACAAAAGTAATCTCAAATTCCATTAAATGGCCTACTGTGTGTGACCAAGTTTGAACTCTTTTTAAATTGGTAAAAGGTGTTATGAACGATTCTAGATGTTTAGCACAATCTACATTTTCTATAACGTACTTTTCAATTGCATCTACAATTGTTCCTCTGTGTTCTTCCGGATAAAAATTTTCAAAATCCTCAGTACCAAAATCATCAGCTTTTGATAATTCTTTTAAATAATTTTTATACCATTTATTAACTTCTTCGATTTGTATGTGATACAAATGAGCATTTCCCTTGACAATAAAATGTCTTTGTCCCGGGAACTCTTTGTCACTATCATAAGTTTTTATACTTTCTAACGTATACATATTTCTCTATCCTTAATACCTAACTTTACTGTTAGGTCTATCAACTATTACTTTTTCAGCTTCTTCTAACGACATACCTAAGACAGTGTGTCTATTGGCACGAGTTTCGTTTTTAGCTGAGTGATATGAATGCTTTAGATAAGTAGCTGGTGTTTCTTTCCAGTTCTCTTTTCTTTTTTTCATATCGATGGCAACTTTATGAGCTTTTTGTCCTTCACTCATATTTGCCCAGTTATTGTACTTAGCATTTTTAGCACGTTGCTTGGCACGACTTTCATCATTAGTCCAGTATTGAACTTGATTTCTAGTTAGGCCAAGCTTGTCTGCTATCTTCTGCTGAGACAAACCTTCAGAACGAAGCTGTCTAGCTTCTTCAATTTGTTCGGGTGTTATTTTATATCTATAATCATTTAACATAATCGTACTCCTCTTTTATTGCGTCAAGTATTTTTGCTTCACATAAATCACAAAATCTGAATTTATTATTATACATAGCTTTAATTTCTGCCGTGGTCTTTTTAATAAATTCTTCTTCTTCTTTGGGTGTGTCATCCCAATCGTAATAGAACCTAATACTTTTTCCTGTTTCACAACCACAATTAGTTTCTACAGTTGTGTGATTGGCACGATTATAATATGGGCCATAGTCATTGTTTGACTTATCAACACCACTATGGTCTATTGTATAATGGGGCATATACCCTCCTCTTTATCGGTTATACTATAACCATACCACATAACTTCAAATTTGTCAAATCATCTACAATCTCTTGAATAGTTAATAGGTATAGTTAATAAGTTTAGTTATATAGGTATAGTT